AAATGAGTGATAATAAAAAATTACCTGATCTAGCTAATAATGGTTCCTACCCGTATGTAGATTTCTGTCAATTTCGTTCTGGTTGTTGGACGCGGGAAGATTCAACTCCCGGTAATGAAACATATGCCTATGGTCATATTGGCGGTTCTCATCATGAATTTGGTTCAGATGGTTCTTATAAACATTTCTCAACGGCTGTGGTAAGTCATTATAATCAGGGTGGAACTTCTACAACAAGCGAGGGGAATCATCATTCAAAAACGGCTGGTTCAACCGTCACACAAACAGATGGAGATTCACATTCAGAACATGGTGGCGCTATTACTCATGCGTCTGGCTCTGATTCAGTTAATGTAGCTGGTGGAAGTCATTATCACCATGCAACAGGGGGAACAGAACATTCTACTTCTGGCGATCAAACAACAGATCATGATGGAAATATACACCATAATACTTCCGGCGACAATATAACTTTTGTTGGAGGCGTATCATATGATCATTGTGGTTCGGAAAAGGGAACATACGTTGAGGGAAATTACGACATAAAGGTTAATGGTAATTATCAGGTTACATGCAAAAATTTTACCATCAACGCATCTGTAGTAACAATTAAGACATCTAGTGGTGACATTACTATAGAATCTTCCGGGGCAATAACGGTTAAATCAGATGGTGGTACGGTAAGTATTAATGCATCTGGGGAAATTACAACTAAAGGTTCTGCTACTAAATTACAGGGCGGAGGTCAAAATTCTCCACCTATTACAGTTTCATAAAGGATAACCAATGGCTAGATCAAATTTTATAAATCAGAATAATAAACAACCTATATACTATTCTGATATTTCATTAAATTTTGATAAAAATCCGTTATCAAATAATTTAGCTATTGTTACTAATGAGCAAGCAGTTAAACAGTCATTAAAATGTCTAATTTTGACTAATTTAGGAGAACGACTATACGATAATACTATTGGATCAGATATTAGTAGGCAACTATTTGAATTCAATGATGATATTGCGATAAATAACATATCATTTGCTATTAAAAATACAATAACATTCAATGAACCTAGAGTAAAACTTATTTCATTAGATATTGTATCCACTCCTGATAAATTAAATTTTAACGTAACATTAACAGTATCATTAATAAATGATCCAGCACCAATAGTATTAGCATTGATTTTAAAAAGAGTGAGATGATACGAATACTTTTACCATAAATACTTCTATAGAAACAATTAAAGGAGTATTTAAAATTGGAAAAGTATGGTTTTGTTTATATCTGGCGTGATCGTAAACATAAACGATATTACATTGGTTGCCATTGGGGAACTGTTGATGACGGATATATTTGTAGTTCTTCTTGGATGAAGCAAGCTTATAAGCACCGTCCAGAAGATTTCAAAAGAAGAATATTAAAAACAAATATTTCAAGAGAAGATTTGTTATCAGAAGAATTTAAATGGCTGTCACTAATAAAACCAGAAGAACTTAAAATTAAATATTATAATTTAAATATTCATCACTTTGGTCATTGGACTAATGATCCAAATAAATTATTAACTATAAAAGAAAACATATCTAAAAAACAAATAGGTAGAAAACAATCAGAAGAAACAAAAAGAAAAAGGTCAGAAATCCTTAGAGGTAAACCGGGCAGAAAATGGACAGAAGAACAAAAACAAGCTAAATCTTTAGAAAAACTTGGTAAAAAAAGAAATGGATCACCTGAAAAATGGAAACATTCCGAAGAAACTAAAGAAAAAATTTCTAAAGCTAATTCTGGTAAACCTTCATCAATGTTAGGAAAATTTCATACTACTGATACTAAAGATAAATTAAGTATAAAATTAAAAGGCAGGGAAGGAAGATTTAAAGGACATATTCATTCCAAGGAAGCTAAAGAAAAAATTTCTAAAGCTAATAATGGAAAGAAACATTCTGATGAAACTAAAATTAAGATGAGTGAAACCCATTCTGGTATTAATAATCATTTCTTCGGTAAGTTTCATTCCGATGAAACTAAAACTATGATTAGTAAAAAATTAAAAGGAACTAAAATAGGAAATAAAAATCCAGCATTCGGAAAAAAATGGTATAATAATGGTATTGAGTGTAAATTACTAAATGAGTGTCCAGAGGATTGGGTAAAAGGTAGAATAAATTGAATAAATACAATAAACATCCACTCCTAGGAGATATAATTTATGGCCTCTAACTCATCAGTATCTTTTGCGGTGCTTGATCCAGATGCATATAAGGCAAGTTTAGTAACTTATCTTAAATCACAAACTATTTTTAAAGACTATGATTTTACTGGATCAAATATTAATGTTATTCTAGATATTTTGGCGCATAATACCTACCAAAATGCGTTTTATATGAATATGACATTTTCTGAAATGTTTTTAGATACAGCACAATTAAGAAATTCTGTTATTTCTAGAGTTAAAGAGATGCAGTATATTCCTGGGTCAAGAACTTCTTCTCATGCTATTGTAGATATAGAAGTACAAGCAAATACTACTACTTTAGAAATACCAAATGGATTAAGATTTACAGGAAGTAACGAAAATTCATCATATTCTTTTATAACTAATGAAAACTCTATATATATTAGTGCCAACGGTTATTTTCATGTTCCAAATTTATCAATTTATGATGGATTTTATACAACAGATACATTTGTTGTGGACTATCAAAATGAAACACAGACATTTGTATTGTCAAATCCATCTGTAGATATTTCAAGCATTTCCGTATCATTAACTGAAAATGGTAATTTGTATAATCTATCTAAAGCTACTAATTTATTTGGATTAGATAATAATTCATATATATATTTTTTACAAGCTTCTTTTAATGACAAATATGAAATTATATTTGGGGATGGTATTTCTGGTCATCAACCATTAAATAATTCTGTCGTTCAGATTACTTATAGAGTATGTGCTGGAATTCCGGCAGATGGAGTGCTGACATTTACTATGTCCGATGATTTAGCGACTATAAATAATACGGCAATCAGTTCATTGACTATAACAACTGTTCAGCCATCAACAGGTGGCGGCGACGTAGAAACTATACCTTCAATAAAGTATAATGCAACTATGTCTGTTATGACACAGGATAGAGCTATTGTTCCATCAGATTATAAACAATTAATACTACAGAATTTTTCATATACCAGAGATGTGCATGTATACGGTGGTACAGTAACATCTACATCTGTTGATTATGGAAAAGTTTTTATGTCTATTATTAATAAATCTGGAAATATTATTTCTCAATCACAAAAACAAGATATTATAACCTTTATTTCAGAAAGAAATCCCCAAGGAATTACGCCAGAAGTTATTGACCCTGATAATATCTATTTGGATATAACATCAACCGTTCATGTTGATATACCCAATACTTTACTTACTGTTCCACAATATAACGCAATGATAACTAATGGTATTATAAACTATAACTCATCTAACTTAGAAATGTTTGACACTGCATTTAGATTTTCTAAACTAAGTGATACTATTGATTCTTTGGATAAATTTATCCTTTCTAATGAGACTACCGTAGTTATGAAAAAGAATATAGAAGTTCCATTAAATACTAACTATAATTGTTCTGTAAATTTTATGAACCCATTTAATAAAGGCACCGTTTCATCTTCTAAATTTATAAGTAATGGTATAACTTATTATATGTCTGATATGTTATATGACGGTACTATTACAGGTAATTTATATTTAATTAATTTTTATACTCCTAGTTTATATACTACTATTGGTAGTCTTGATTATAAAAATGGTATAATCAATACTAAATCGGTGTATGTTAATAACTATTTAAATAGTCCGGGTATTGTATTTTATGCAACGTCAACATCAAAAGATATTTATGGGTATAATAATAATATTATTCAAATTGATATAACGACTATAGGTATTAATATTGTGAACAATTAATGGAAAAAATTCTTTCGCCCCTTATTTCATCTCAATTTCCAGAAATTTATCAAACAGATGGCCCTAATATTGTTGCGTTCATTCGCGCTTACTATTCCTGGATGGAGCAAGAGGGGAATGTAGGAAATTTAATACGATCTATAGAAGATTATAGAGACATTGACAATACACTTAACCAATTTCTTGAATATTTTCATAATGATTATCTATGTGAACTTCCAGCAGATATTTTATCTGATAAAACCTTATTAATAAAACATATAAAAGAGTTTTATTTAGCTAAAGGTTCTTTTAGAGCTACACAATTATTATTTAGAATGGTATTTGATGAAGATGTTGAAATCAATAAACCCGGCGATTTTGTTCTCCGTGCATCTGATGGTGACTGGACTTCCCCAAAATATATAGAAGTTTCTGACTCACCATATCTTAATGAATTAGTTGGCACTAAAATTTATGGAACAAGCACTCATTCGACGGCTATTGTCGAACAGTATCTTATTAAAAACATTAATAATAAAGTTATTAATGTTTTTATATTATCTGGATTAAATGGTAATTTTGCGTATGGTGAAATTATTTTAAGTGATAATATAAATGGTATGATACCTTCTCAGTCACCAATAATATTTGGTTCATTATCTTCTATATCAATTTCTCAAGGCGGTTCTAATTATAACGTTGGCGATATTTTAAATATAGAAGGAAAAGGCTATGGTGCGAGAGCTAGAGTTGTTTCTACAGAAACACAGAATGGAAAGGTAACATTTAATTTATTAAATGGCGGTTATGGATATTCTATGAACGCCGTTATACAAGTATCCGGTGGATATGGAACAGATGCTACCTTTTCTATCGGTGGATTAGTTGATAAACAAACATTTGTGATAAACACAGATATAATTGATTTTTATTATGACACACAATTAGATATTCCATCATATGGTTATATATTATACTACACTGGTTTGAATGGTTCATTTATTAATGGAGAATATGTAAGAACCTCTGCTAATGTGGTCGGGTTAGATGTTACATATATCTCTGGTTCTCCTATAACAGTCGGGGAAACATTATCTAATACTAGTTTAGGAATTTCTAATTTAACAGTAACTTCTTCTAATAGTAGTTATATTATTATAAACAGTAATAATAGTATGTTATCTTCTGTTGATCCATTACCTAAAAGCGGAATTATTTTAAAGTCTTCAAATAATTCTATCATATCTATAAACTCTACAATTCCAAAATTTAGTATAAGTGGAAACGGAACCGTAACTGCCTCCAATTCTACTTCTGTTAGTATTAATAATACTACAGGTGTGTTCATTAATGAAGTTAGTATTATAGGATCAACGTCAGGCGCTATTGCTACGGTAACTAACGCTGATAGACAAACTAATTGGCAATTCCCATCTGTAAACATCCCTAATATAACTAATATGGATGTTGCTATTAAAGATGTTTTAACATATGAAAATATAGTTATTGGAACTATTTCATATGTTAATAAAATTAATCCGGGTAGTGGTTATTCTAATAATCCAGTAGTTACTATAACTGAACCATCTATTATTCAATTAGAAATACCTGATAATAACAATAATATTTGGGGCAAAGACGCCATAGTAACAGCTATTGCCAATTCGGCATCGGGTATTGTTACTGGTTTACAGGTAGTTGATTCTGGATTTGGATATGAACCAAATGAAATGGTAACACTATCTTCAAATAATACAACCTCTGTAACCGGAATAGCGTCAGTAAAAGAGAATGGTGTATCTGCTGGTTATTGGAAGAATACTAAAGGCTTTTTAAGTCACAATAATTATCTACAAGATTCTGATTATTATCAGTCATTTTCTTATGAATTAATTGCATCTAGAATGATCTCTACTTATAGAACATTAGTAGAGAATTTTGTTCATCCATGTGGGATGAAGTTGTTTGGTAAATATAAATTAAAAGATATTAAAATATATGACACTTCAACTGTTGTTAGTTCTACTGTTTGGTCTAGTATTCCTAGAAGTAACACAAGTGGAAATACTAGTGGTAATACCAGTGGAAACACTATTATATCTAATACAACCTATAATTCAGGGTTAACTTGGCTAGTATTCCCCACTAAATCAACTACTACAATTATACCGGGAGGAAATACTAGTGGTAATACCAGTGGAAACACTATTATATCTAATACAACCTATAATTCAGGGTTAAGTTGGTTACTATTCCCCGCAAAATCGACTACAGTTATAACGGGTGGTAACACAAGTGGTAACACAAGCGGTAACACTATTATATCTAATACAACCTATAATTCAGGGTTAACTTGGCTAGTATTCCCCACGTAATAGTATATTTTTTAAATAAATATTAAAAACACATATAACCCGGAGATAAATTGTGGCGGTTCTTACAAATACACATTATATTAATGTTATTCAAAATCTAATTAATGATTTGGTTGACTCAAAAAATAACTATTATGCATTTATTGGAAGGCCGTATCCTTGGGAAGATGATAATAATCCTCCATCTGCGGTAAATACATACAACGAATATGAACAAAGTATTTACCATGATATAACATATGGTAAATTAATTGATAGGCAAGATTTATCATTTATGATACCAAAATATAATTGGAATATTAATACAATATATGCACAATATGATCAAAATGATCCAGATTTATTTGATAAACAATTTTTTGTTATAAATGATTCCAATCAAGTTTATAAATGTATCAGTAATAATAGAAATTCCCAATCAACTGTTAAACCTTTTTTAACAACTCCTAGTGGAACTTTTAATACAGGTGATGGATATACATGGAAATATATGTATACTGTTGATGTAACCAGTTTAGATACTTTTGGTACGTCAACTTATATTCCTATTACACCAGACGCCAATGTAGTGAGTTCGTCTATACCCGGAACCATTGATACAATTGGAGTTACGTTTGGTGGAACCAATTATCAAACATATACAGAGGGTGTATTACAATCATTCATAGATGAATATTCTGTTCAGATTGCTAATACTGCATCAAATTATGATAATTTTTATACAAATTCTTCTATATATATGAAAGGTGGTCTTGGTTCGGGTCAAATTAGAAAAATTAAATCATATTCAGGCGCTAGTAATTTATTAACTGTTTATGATCCATTTGATTTATTTGTTTCATTAAATGTTTCAAATGTTTCTGGAACTATTGAAATAGGGCAAACAGTAGAACAACGTACTGACTCAATTGCATATTTATATCAGAATGGATTTTTTAATCCACAAGATATTGTAGTTCAATCTGATACAGGAGCCATTGGTTCAATTATATCAGCAAATACTAGTGTTCTTTCTTTATTTAAAATTTCGAATACTTCATTTGATATAGTTAATAACACACCATTATTTAACACTTCTCAAGGAGGCGTGTTAAATAATGGTTTAGTGAATATTTCTGTTGGTAATAATTATGTTATGGCAGTATCTGGAACATCATTCACAACTGATTATAAAGTTGATCAATATATAAGAGTTGGTGATGATGCTAATACTAATGTCAGAAGAATTACTGCGGTTAATTCTTCTGTGATTACTGTCTCTGTTCCTTTTTATCATAATTTAATATCTAACAATCATTATTCTACACCATACGCTGTTGAACCAACGTCATTAACGGTTATTGATTCAACAGGAACTATTACTGGTGTTAATTTAGATTCTATGTCAGTATCATATGATACTTCTTCATCTCCTGATATTACATTTATCATCGGAGAAAAGGTTAAACTAGAGTCTCAATCAGGTATTGATGAAATGGCTAATGCCACTGTTAGTACGGTTAATTCATCTGTTATTATTTTAAATGAAATGCAAGGAACATTTGCGGCCAATTTATATATAGTTGGGCAGTCATCTACTTTAA